ATCACGTCATCCCCGTCAGTCAAGGTTAGCAAAATCGTCGCCGTTCTTGAGAAAATCGTGGCCAATCATGTGTCGAAAGACTATGTGAACCCATTAGATGTAATTCGAGAGGCGCAGTCAAAGGTAGAGGCATATTTAAGCAATGAAAAGGAAATCACAGCCAGTGAACTGTTGGAAATCAAAGGTAGAATGGTTGAGTATGCTCACGACACGGTGCGTGAGTGGACTATTAGTCGAAAGAGGGATATAGAGAAGACGTCTCTTGTCGCTTTCGAACACCACGAAACCTTAGAAGTTTCCACGGGCAAGAGGAAATTGCCCAGCAGCTATACGAGTTTATTTCCCGAAATCCAGATGGCACTGGTACGTATGTATTGGATAACCGCTACTATGGGGTCCCGTATGGCCAAAGTCAGAGGTTGGCTAAAGGAGGTGATAAATGTTTTCTCCAAGGGTATTCGCGAGAACACAATTTTTGAAACTATTTCAAATTTTGTATGGGATGGCATGCTTTTGTCAAAGGAACTTATCTCTGAAGTTATCGACACCATGTTCGTCATATCGATTGCGATCGAGAGTGACTGCAGAGAGCATGGACTTCAGAGAGTTGGTTCTTTTGACAGAGCATTTGGTCAGGCAGAGAAATCAATTGAAAAAGCGGTTTCGACGTGGGCCAAACTTGGATCCGTTACAGATACCTTACTGGGAATCATGGGTAGTAATGCGACCAAGGAGGTGTTGCCAGTCGGGGGAGAGGAATCTTCCCCTGGGGTAGCGAAAGAACAAGCCGACATGGAACCAAGGGATGGGAATGAAGATGTGTACCCCATAGATCCCGAGGATTCCGTAGTGTTGCCAGTTATGTCAGGGTTAGAGGCGTTTTCTTTACACCGACCCGTTCCAAAACCGATGGTCATCTGTGATCGTCCAGGTTTCAATGGGTTTGAGTTGGACTTTGGGAGTAGTTATGATGAGGATAATGTTAAGGAAATGATTCAAAAGAATATTGGGAAGCGAGTTGATGAAGATGTCATCATCGGTCCTGAAGATTATGCAGCAATCGGGAACGGCGTTCCCGTGGCATTTGATGGTCTTGAATCAAGGAAAGTTGTTGATGTCACAATATTGGACGTGGTAGGGATCACCGCAGAAAGGAAGAGACCTGAAGAATGTTTTGAATCCAAAGTGAGCAAGATGTTTTTGGTCGGTCCTTGTTTTGCTGGTGCTGTTCCAGGCATGTTTAACAAGAGTGAGCACAATGAGTACACAGCTATTGTTGGCAGGCACTTGGGCTATACAAGTCCAGAACAAAATGCTTGCTGGGCCCCGGTTCACGAATTTGCAAAGAATTTTGCCAGAGAGATGTTTTATTCCGATGAATATTTCGATGGTAAATTGTTGACTTCCTCCTATGAAGAGTGGCTTGAAACACAGCCTACCGGGAAGAAGAAAAACTACAAACAAATGGAACAAATGGCCTATCAACAAGAGGAGTTTTCGAAGGCAAAGTACCACTATAGGGAATTTTTCACTAAAATGGAGATTCAGGTTCCCCCCGCAGAAGGAGATCTTTCTTTAAAGGCTCCTAGGGGAATCCAGGGATTGAAGAATCCCACGACATCAATGTTTTTTGGAAGTTTCACTAGAATGGTTTCCAAGTTATTAGCTAAGAAGTTCGCGAAAGGAATTGAAGGTTATCCTAAGTTTTGTTATACCTCAGGATCCAATCCGGAAGAGATTGGTGCCTTGTATCATTACCATATGACCTACAATTGCAAAGGAAGATCATTTAAATTCTTAGAAGATGATTTTTCTGCTTTTGATTCAACTCAAGGGGCTGGGGCATACAAAGCCGAGATGATTTGTTATGATCACATCTTGGATTTATGCACCCACATGGATAGAAACGTCAAATCCAACATTCGTCAGGTTTTGGCAAAGCAAGCTAACACAGTTGGTAGGGGTTCGTGGTACAACTATACTGTCCCTCACACTCGAAAGAGTGGGGATCAGAATACCTCGATCGGAAATACCCTTATTAATATGATAGTGCACGCTTATGCCATTAGTATTTTTCCAGAACTGAAGAAGATTAAGGGGTTTAGCATGTTGGCTCTGG